ACCCACGCATTGGCACGACGCTGATGGAACGTATTGGGTCCAAAGCTGGAGGAGCCGTGCGGATGTCCATCAACGAAGATGTGACCCGCGCTGTCACCTTCTTCCAGCGCCTCCAGACGCAGAAGGCCAAACTTCAAGAGATTACGCTCAAGGAGCGGCTCTACAACATCGTCTCGGTGACGACCAACCCGGCTGCCAGTGATCCAACGGTCTTCCAGACCAACATCATTGCTCAGAACGCTTCAGGCGAGCCGGTGTTCATCTCCACAGTCTTCGCAGCTCCCGGCGCTGCTGCATTGGTTGGCACGAACGGTCTGTCACTGGGTCTTGCGCCTCTCGGGATTCCAGGGTTCTAAACATGGCCACCACACCACAAGTCTACGGCCCCGACGGCGTACTTCGTGTCACCACGGTGTACTCGACGACTATCCCCAACCAGTTCTACAAGGGAGTCGTAGACAGCGATACGGTGGACATGGAGATCTCCATCCGTGGGGGTCCTTTCGTTTCCGACCCGGACTTCATTGTTTTTGAAGGAACCGAGTTTCAGATCCCCAACCCATCCGCTTTTGCAGATGGTCTTGAACTAGCCTCGGGTGAGAACATCATCCGTATCCGCTCCATTTCGTTTTCAGGAGCGGTGTCCGCTTCTGCGGAGATCCGGGCCACGTTGGTTCAGCAGTCGGACATCGGCGTCATCGCTACGGTGCCGACCAACTTCACTGTCGAGCGCACCAACGACAGCGTTGTCCTTCGTATCCAAGGAGTAGACGACTCCCGGTTTCGTGGCATCAACTTCTATGCGTCTCAGTTCAGTGGCGGTGGCGCCACCGGATACCAGCGCATCAACATCGACATTGCAGCGGATGGTGCTCCCGAATTTGAAGCCCAAACTCTGGCTTCGTTTCAATCGGACAATGCGATTGCCACGAACGCCGATGGCACGGTGGCTGCGGACCCCCTGTACGTCAAAGTCCAAGAGACTCAGACTAAAGGCGGCGACATCATTGAGCGCCTTGAAGATGTGACGCTCACCCCTGAGCTTGCAGCGGCCATCACAGAGAACGAGCAAAAGAATTTGCTCAAGACGGACTTCGTACAGCAGTTTGAAGTCCCTGAAGGCACGACGAGTATCCGTTCCAGCTACGTGTTGGAGACGGTGGTTGAGAGCTTCTTCTATTCATTCAACCACAACCGTCTGGCAGGTCCGACCAACACCCCCGCTACGGTTCCCATTGGAGGATTCGCTAGCCTTCCGACAGATCAGCCGTTGTTTTATGTGGCCCGGTCGGTTTTTTACGACGAAGAGGCACTCACTGAAATCGAATCTCCGAACTCCATTGAGGTAGCCGGCAACCCGACCATTGTGACATTGACTGTCGGATCTTTCCCCACGGTCTCCCAGCTCCAGATCCAGCAGAACGTAATCACCGACCTCCAACGAACGACTCCTGAAGTTTCGTTGCAACCAGGAGCGGTTATTAGGGACGTGTTCGTGGACCCCTTTTCTGGGGAGACTGTCCGGCTTCGATTCCTGACGGACTTCCTTCACCGTTCGCAGTCGTTCGACACGTTGCTCGCCATTGATGGTTTGACGGCAGCCGGGAACCCTATCCCCGTCACCCAGTCGGCGTACAAGACAGCCCTTCAAGCTGCGTTTGCACTTTCGCGCCCAGATGACGCGCAGTTCATCATCGACCAGACTTTCGATCAACTAGCTGCGAGGAACGGGAAGACACGTCTCAGTGGCAAACAAGCCCGTGGCATCGTCACCTTTTTCACGAGGTCTACGCCCACCAGGACGTTGGTCATTCCTTTGGGAACTCGGGTTTCCAGTGGCAGCGTCACGTATGCCACAACGCAGGATTCACGGATTCCTGTTGAGAACTCGGCGGCCTTCTTTGATCCAACGACCGGGCTCTATTCGGTGGATGTGCCGGTTCAAGCCGAACAGACCGGAACGGCCGGAAACGTCAGTCGTGGCCAGATCGGTTCCATTGTCAGCAACGTCCCTGGACTTGCTGTTACCAACCAGAACCGCACGTTCGGAGGCGAGGGGGTTGAAACCAACATCCAATTGGCTACTCGGGCTCGCTCCGCCCTGGCATCCGTAGATGTTGGTACGGAGCAAGGCATCCGTCAATCAGCAGCGGATCAACCCGGTGTCGAAGAAGCCAACGTCATCGAAGCCGGAAACGCGCTCATGCAGCGGGACTTCGACCCCACCAACTCAGTGCATGTTGGTGGGAAGGCGGATGTTTGGATTCGTGGCTCCGCTACGGGCACAGTGTCCGACACGTTCGCTTTCATTTTCCAAGAAGCATTCGACGTACAGTTCGTCCTCATCGGCAACCCGTTGAGTTTGATCTTCCGTTCGCTCGACCCGTCGTTGACCGAAGACAACCCTCTGTCCGAGATGTTGGATTTCCAGTCCCTTGGGCTTGGGTTGCGGAACGCCAGCAGTGGGAGCTACTTCAACCTGGACGGGTACACGGTTCTCGATTTCCGAACCATTCAGTTGGCGCCCACACAGCCCTCCGTTTCTTTGGGGGATGTGGTTCTGGGGGATTACCGTTACGTCATCAGTCGTGACTTCGTGTTGCCACGTCAGCCGGTCAGTTCGGTGGTGTCGGTCACAGGGCAGGTGTCTGGGCTTCTCCCGGCGTCGTCCGTGCAGTTGTGGCGTGTGTCTGATCCACTCGTTCTTGGACGCAGTGCCCAAGCAGGAGCGTTCATTCGCATTGTGCCGACGGAGGGTGTCCCGTCGGGGAACTTGATCCCCATCACGTCGGAGTCTCACGTCATCATTGGTGAGTTCAACGAGAACTTGAACAACTTGGGGGTCAGTGTTTTGACTATCCAAGTTTACAACAACACCCGAACGATCCAGTACCGTGGTCCCAACGATCCATCGGGGGTCAGCGACTACACCATCATCCCCGGAACCGAATCGACCTCGACAGCGATTCGTCGCATCCCTGGTGGAAACATCACGTCCGGCCAGGTTCTTTTGGTGGATTACTCGTACAACGAGAACTTCGTCGTTCAGTACACGACCAACCAAGTCATCGTTACGACTCAAAACGCCATCGACAATCTCAAGGGTGTCACTTACGACATCCTTGTCAAAGACGCGGTGGCCTCCCCTATCGACATTTCAGCGACTGTGGTCAAGCAGACGGGGTTTCCGACCAACGCGATCCAGTCCGGGGTGCAGACCAATTTGGAATCTTTCCTCCGAGGGCTTCCGATGGGGGCATCCATTCGTCAGTCGGACATCATCACGGTCATTGATTCGACCAATGGTGTTTCATTCGTTACGACGCCTCTGACCAACCTGGCGCGTGATGCAGGCGTCGTGGTTATCCGTGAGCCTCTGACGACAGCAAGCAAGGGAGACAACACCATGCTTCTGGGGACCGACAACCAGCCGTACTCCTCTTCGACTGTGAAGGTCTGGCTCATTGAGGACGAGTTGAGCGCAGCCACGACAACAGGTGGTGGCCGCGAAAATGATTTCCGAGGTGTCTTTCAAGATGAGAAGGAGATGACGCTTCAGACGGCGGACCCTGCTTCGTTGCAGTCTGCTCCAAACAAAGCGTTCATCATCGGGAACGTGGGGCTTTCGATCCCTGGGTTCTCAGACGATGCCACGCTAGAAGCCCAGTTCCCCACCGCAACGGCGGCGGAGATTGCAACGAAGCGCCAGGAGATCACTCAAAACCGTATCTTGGTTTCGTTGTCCAACGACGACCGTCCTTCAATCCATGCCTACACCGTCACATACGTTGTGTCTGTGGCGAATCAAGGTCCACGGAACATCAACGGCGGTGAGTTGGAGTATTTCACGCTTGGTGATTTGGTGCTCACCGTGGCTGAGGATGGATAATGGCGAAGGACAAAACCCCTAAGAAGCCGTTTCTTCCAAACGCCATCCCGCAGAACCCGGCTCCCGTTACCCTGCGGGGGCAACAGACGACGACAACCAAGCAGAACATCGTCGATGAGATCCTCACGACGTTTCGACGGGTACTTGCTTCCAACTACGTCGCACAGATCCCTGGGCCGTATTACTACCTCCAGTTCCAAGCGGCTGCTGAAACCCTTGCCGATCTCCAGATCCTCTTGACCGAAGCTTCGCTTGATAGCGATGTGGATTTCACCCGGCCGGAGTTCCTCTGGCAGATGGTCGGCACACTGGTGTTCCCAGATGTGTCCAACAACCAGTTCCCGATTATTGACGGAGACCTGA